CACGGCATGGCTGGAGTTATTGCTGACTACTATGGAGCAAGTTCTTCTAATCTTGCTGTGAGCGGAGCCAGCAATGACTTGATCTATCAGTCAACCTGGGAATACTTGCAAACTAATCCAGCACCAGATTTAGTTGTAATTGGATGGAGCGAACACGGTCGAGAGCAATGGTATTTCGAAAATCAGTTTCACGAAATCAATCAGTTAGATGTAGGCCAACAGATTCCAAATGAATTTAGACGTAGATACCAATTTTGGAAAAATCACATTCAGAAAGATCCCAACTGGCACAGAGTCATGAGTTACTACTGGCACAACAAGATCTACAACTTGCACATGTGGATGTACGAACGAAAAATTCCTCACCTGTTCTTTAATGCATTTCACCACTTTCAGATAGAAAGCGAAAAGGAATGGCTAGACTGGCACTGTTGCTTCTTCTGCCCTTACAATGAACGTCAGTGCTATGTGCCATTCTGCATTGAGCACAACTATGAAGAACTCACGCCAGGTTGGCAACACTTTGAGCCTGCTGGGCACAAGGCCTGGGCTGATATTTTGATCAACGAAATAAACACAAGCCCGGCACATGCCATTATATTTGAACGTGATCCATCTTTGCGAAAACACCAATGATATTATATGTAAATGGCGACAGTCATGCTGCCGCTGCCGAAGCAGTAAATCCACACGCCTGGGCACAGGATGATGGATTGTTTTATGGTCTGGGTCAACAACCTCATCCTGACAATGAACGTGTGAGTTTTGGTTGCGAACTTGCCAATTGGTTGCGAGCTATTCTATATTTAGATGCACAAGCCGGTGGCAGCAATCGTCGTATCATTCGTACCACTCGTCGGTGGTTGCTAGATCAAGAAGACGTCAAAGATTTGTTTTTGGTAATACAGTGGTCAACCTGGGAACGCGAAGAATGGTTCGATGGCAATGATGGTTGGGTGCAAGTAAATGCCAGCGGTGTAGATGAAGTTCCTGAACATTTTAAACAACGCTACAAAGAATACATTACCAACATTGACTGGAAAACGTGTACTGCGCAAGCGCACGAACAGATTTGGCAATTCCACCAAGAACTCAAAGCACAAGGGATTCGGCATGTGATGTTCAACGGCAACAACCATTTTGGTGATGTCCAACATCGTTATGATTGGGAAAACTGCTACATTGGTCCATATGATCCTGCCCAAACATACAATAGTGTACTAAGAGAAAAAGGATTCAAAACGGTTAACCCAGATAGTTGGCATTTTGGGCCAGACGCCCATTGCTTTTGGGGCGAATATCTGTTACAATACATTAAACGCAACCAACTATTGAATTCCAATGAAATACCTACTTATTGACACTGCCAACATGTTTTTTCGAGCACGCCACAGTGCTCACAGAGCCAGTGACACCTGGACTAAACTGGGGTTTGCACTACATGTCACAATGATGAGTGTAAACAAGGTTGCGCGACGATTTGGTGCAGACCATGTGATTTTCGCACTGGAAGGACGCTCCTGGCGCAAGGATTTCTACGAACCCTACAAAAAACAGCGGGCTGTGGCTCGTGCCGCAATGAGCGAAACTGAAGCTGAAGAGGACAAACTGTTCTGGGAAAGCTATGATAATCTGACTAAATACTTGTCAGACAAAACCAATTGCAGTGTAATCCGTTGCGCAACAGCCGAAGCAGATGACATCATTGCACGTTGGATCTCATTACATCCCCAAGACGAACATATTATTATCAGTTCAGACACAGACTATGTGCAACTCGTTGCCAACAATGTGCGCCAGTATAATGGCATCACTGACGAATTGCTCACCTTGGAAGGTATTTTTGATGCCAAAGACAAACTTATCATTGATAAAAAAACTAATGCTCCAAAAACCGCTCCGGATCCGGCCTGGTTACTATTTGAGAAGTGTATGCGTGGAGACACATCAGACAACGTGTTCAGTGCATATCCAGGAGTTCGTGAGAAAGGCACAAAGAATAAGGTTGGTCTCCGTGAAGCATTTGCCGATCGACACCAAAAAGGCTACAACTGGAACAACATGATGTTGCAACGTTGGTCAGACCACAATGGAGTTGAGCACCGGGTGTTGGACGACTACGAGCGCAATCGTACCTTGATTGATCTCACAGCACAGCCTGATGAGATCAAAGCCGCGGTAGACGCTTGCATCCGTGAACAGATTAGTCACAAGGATGTAGGCCAGGTAGGAGCCTACTTCATGAAGTTCTGTGGCAAATATGAGCTTAACAAACTCAGCGAGCAAGCGGAACCTATCAGCCGTTGGCTTAATGAAACTTACAAAGGAGTCCTTGATGACACTAATAGCTAAACCTGTAGTAGACGAACAGTATTGGATCATTAAACAAAATGATCAAAAGGTTGGTAACATACAGGCTGTAAATGATGGTTATCAAATCACCATCAACAACAAAACTGCCAGCTACAAAACCATTCCTATGTTGAGAAACAGAGAGAATATTGAGTTTGTTCCTGCAGAACATGTGAGTCAACCCCAAGATCAACAGGTGCACGGGTACAATACTGGGTGCAAAGTTTTTAATCCTATCTGGGATGTCAAACACCGTTTGCCACTGTTTACCAAAGAAGAAAAAAGCAAATCGTGGTTTGCCGCAGGTTGGTACATGATCAAACAACATCGCAACTGGAAACCAGTGCGTAATCCAAAGCTCATTGTACTTGAACGTTACAAGTACCAAGGACCTTTTTACTCCAAAGAAGAAGCCAATGACAAATCCGTTTCGTGATCAAGAAAAATTTATGAATGCCTGTGACCAATGCGTTACAGGTGACGATGCACAGTACGAAATGTATCGTAATCTTATCACTGAAGAATACAAAGAACTGCAAGAAGCAGTTGCTGCTGGTGACCGAACAGAACAATTAGACGCACTGATTGACATCCTGGTTGTTACTATTGGTGCTATTCATTCGGCAGGTTTTGACGGCGAAGGTGCCTGGAAAGAAGTCATGAAGACCAACTTTGCCAAGATTGACAAAAAGACAGGCAAAGTTCGCAAGCGTGAAGATGGCAAGGTTCTCAAGCCAGTGGGTTGGACACCACCTGATCTTGAACAATTTTTGACAAAGACAAAGTAATGGTCAATCCTTTGGAATTCAGAACGAAGGAACAGGCTCGTGCGTTCTTGAAACGTGCGGGCCTGCTTAAAAACATGCGTGTGATTCGAGGCGAGGAGCGCGAAAAGACCTTGACCATGCTGAGGCTCATGCCATCAGAATCCAGCAACAGTTAGCATCTGTGGACAGAAACTTGGCGAGTAGGCGATGTCACTTACGATTTGGTCAGCGGAACTGGTGTTGATGAACTAATAGAAACCACTGAAGATGAGATTGAAATAGAACAATGAGTACACAGGTCATAACCACATTTGATCAAGATCCCAACTACGACAAAGTAATCACAGTTTGTCGTGGCGAATTTACCATGGAAGAATGGGTAGCCACTCTCAGCGATGCTGAGCAGGAAGAATGGTGGCGCCAACACGATATTCATGAAGCGGCTGTACATGCGGCAGTGGCCGCGGGTGATGCTGAAGTACATACCCCTGACCCTAAAAATGCCACTATAAAATGGCGCAGCCAAGAAATTCATGTTCAATGGATGAACACTATAAGTGCCCAAGACAACGAGAGTTATCATAGTTTTTGGTCCAGATATCATGCCGCTGTGGCAGAAAGAAACAAACAATGAGTATACATATCAACCGATTTATCGATCTAATCAAAGCGCAGGAAAGTCGTGGAGGTCGCGATGTTTCAATGAGCCTCAAAGATGCCAAAGATTTACATAGCGATATCACCAAGTTATTGCTGGTTGTTGAGACACTACGTGAACGACAAAATGCCGACAGAGACGACGTGATCAAAGTAGAACTCACTGGCGGAACATTTTAACTGCTATGTTTTTAGATAAATAAATGTAGGAGTTTAATGATGAGTAGACCCAAACCTAGTGTGCTAGTTGAGCATACCAATAAACAAACTTATAAGACCGAGCAAGTGCTGGCGTCGGAGGGGGTGTGGGCTGTGTTCTACGACAACAAACCAATTAACCTTAAGACATCCAACATGCTGACACAGTATCCTGGACCCAAGTACAAAAAGGTTAGTTTTTCAAACCCTGGTCACGCAATCAATCTGGCTCGCAAACTTAACATTCAGTTTAAGACGGAAAAATTCACAGTGGTGTTGCTAACACAAGGGGCGCAGGTATACCCCGATGTCCATTAAAGAAACTATCACTTGTGCGGTACTAGAAGTTTGCAAAGGCACACACAAGCCTAGTCTAGAAGAAGCACTAGCAGAGTGGTGGAAAAACCCCCGAGAGGATGCAGGCCTTCGTCTAAGTCACGAAGGCTTTTTTATTTTTAGTCTTGCTGAGATTGAAGGACACAAGTTTCAACTGCCGCCGAGCATACATGCCAAGGCCAGTACGCTGTTGACACTGGATCGCAAAATGACCTGTCCCTACTACCTAACGCAAGGCAAAGCACCAGAGATTTATATCTACGGTGGCAAAGAAGCCAGTTTGTTTGCCTTGTATGGCGATGTGGAAAAGTTTTTACGCGGTATAGCTAGGCAATAAGCGATCTGCTAGAACGCGAGCCTGTGTTTGAAAATCACGTTCCATTTGCTGTGGAAATTCCCACAATAGAAATTCTCTGTTACGACGAAGTCGAGCTTGGTAAGATTCAATATCGACCTGACCACGAATCAGTCTGAGATTACGTTGGATTGCTTGCTCAGCTCTGACAAGTCCATGATCATTGCTGATGGTATCGTAACTGTTGTCCACAATATCATCAAACATGTCAAACCCCATGCGACGACATTGATCTACTATGCCTGGATGACCAATCACTATGGGTATCTGCTCGGCTGCAATGGCCAGCAGAGTTTTTTCTGTGACAATTCCTGTGGGTTGAAAATACTGTGTTTCAGTCACAATGTTCACTGCTGCCGACCCGTACACATATCCAAGTTCTAAAAAGTTAGGATAGTTTTCACAGCCAAAATAATTGCTGTAGTTAAAGTGCGGTAGAGGTATTTCAGTGCCCAGACTTAGCCAACCTCGATCAAAGGTTTTCAGTAGTTCAGCAACTGCTACTCGATTAACACACAGTCGTCCATTCAAACACTGCCAGGCATGAGTGCGCGGTTGATTCAAGATGTGTTTCCATTGATCAAAATTTGCAGCCAGTTCTTTGCAAAGGTCATAGTTGTGATTACTAAACTTGATCAGGTTCAACGGACCATTGTAATACTTGTGCATGTCGCTGGTCCAGTAAGTGACCAAAACTTGGCGGCAGTTGGCACCATAAAACTGCTCAATCTTGGCCAGTTCGAGAACCTGATTGTCTTTGATAGTGGCAAAATCTGGAAAGTGAACCACTGATAAAGTTTTTGGGGTAAACTCTATGTGATCAAGCCACAGCGTCCATCCATGCTCAGGATCAAATTCGCCGTGATAGGCATGATACCTGTTGGGAATAACATCAAAGCCCATGGGACCTAGTGTTTGATTAAAGAAGTGTCCAAAATCCATAGCTTGGTATTTAATCCGTAAATACTGTATGACTCATACTATTGAACAAGCCTTGGGGGATCAGTACTTGATGTTTTATCATGCTGCCTGGCCTGTAGAGGATTTGCGGCCTGGGTGCACGTTGGATCAGTGTGTAGAAACTGTGAACTATCATCTCAAAAACAACAGTAGAAATCTCAGCACTTGGTCTGAACATGCACAAGATGAAGCGGCCAGGCTGCTGTGGGTAAATTGGATGTACCAACGACTTGGTGTAGAGCCCATACGCAAACCTATTGTTGTGCATCAGCAACAGAATCAATTTGTAGTTGATTGCGGAGATACTCGTCTAATGAGTCTTAATTTGTTGATTGACCCTGGTGTGGTTGGTGTGGTGTGTACTGTACCTAAATCTCATGCCCGGCAATTTGAAGAATGGACACCTATTTGTAACAACCAAGAACTGTTGCAAGCCGCTGGGTTTGGTCGCAATGCTCATGTCTTGGTCAGACCTGGCACAGGACAAGCTATAGACTGGCTGGAAATAGGCGATCATACCAC